GAACTGGTCCCGCACGACGCACTCGTGCGCACACTCGAGCTGGTCACAGGCGCCGACATGCCCGACCAGGTCATGGCCAAGCTCTACAAGGCTATCGGCCGCAGCTTTGCGCGCAAGGCGGACGACTTCGACCCCACCTCTGACAATGCACCTGCTGGCGGCAAGGCCGCCTACATCGAGGCCGCGCTCAACACCCTGTCGCGCGCGCTCGTCCTCGATCGCAACGCAGGGGTGAAGAAAGACCTCGAACGGCTCGAGCGCGAGAAGAAGTCACTCGCCGCGCAGGCCAGCGCCACCACCTGATCCACGAACCGCCCCACGGCGCTGGGGGGCGGATGGTGGGCGCGGCCCGGCTTGCCGATGCCGCCGCCAACCATCCCCACCCCCCAAAACCTTCCGAGGAACGCCACCATGTCCACCGGCATCATCGCAGTCCCAGCCACGCCCTGGGATCCAGCAGGCGGAGAGGTGGCGGCCGATGGCTGGTTTCCGGCGGTCAAGCTCGACACCGTTCGCTACTCCGTTCGCCTGGGAGACGGCTCAATCACCACCGAGCGCCTCACCTTGGCGATCGAGGGGGCGATGTTGCACGCGTTCCGTGAACTGGCTGCGTGGCGTACGGCGAAGGCCAGCGCGGGCGTTGCGAGATTGGCCGATGTGACGGCGGACACGATCAACGGCAGTAACCTCGCAGTGAAGCTGTGGGAACGCATCGTCATCCACTTCGCGGCGGCAGAGATCTATGCGGCCGACCGCGACATCAGTGCCACCGATCAGGGCCTCGACCGGGCGGCCGAAAAGGATACCGCCGCCGACGAAGCGCGCCGGGTAGCGCTGGCAGCTGTCGCCGACCTGCGCTCGCTCGGCGCCGCGTCTGTCGGCCGGAATCGCGTGAGGCTGATCTGATGGCCACCACGGTCACCGCGCGCCACGGCGAAACCGTCGACGAAGTCTGCTGGCGCGCGCTCGGCTACACCCGAACCGTTGTCGAGCAGGTCCTCGAACTCAACCCCGGACTGGCTGCGCTTGGCCCGCGCTTGCCCGCAGGCACGGTCATTACCTTGCCGGAGGCATCGTCATCGGCGACCGCGCAGACCCTCGAAACCGTGAGCCTTTGGGACTGACATGCGCAAGATCGACAGCCTCCGCGAAGTGCTGGCCTCTTCGATCGAGGATCTTGCCAAGTCACGCGACCGGCTCCGCATATGGATCGATCGCGGCTCGGTCCAATCACGGCAGACCGCGACGTTCGGCCTGCAGATGTCCTACCGGGTCAACGTGCTGCTCATGGACATGACCACCGATTTTGCAGTCGTTGCCTATACGCTCTGCGCGTGGCTGCGAATCCACCAGCCCGACCTCCTCGCGCCTGGCAAGGATGCCTTCGCGCTGGATTTCGAGGTGCTGGATAGCGGCAGGTACGACGCGCTCGTCCAGATCGACATCACCCAGGGCGTGACTGTTTTTCGCGACACCGACGGCAACACGCGCGTCGAATATTTGCCCGAACCCGATGACCTGTTTGCGGAAGATCATCCCTTCGGGGGGCTCGATAGCGTGCCCGTCCTCAGATCAGTGCAGGTGGTCGGAGAGGGACAGATCGCGCCGATCAATCCGGCCGCCTGATGACCGGCGACCTCGACCCGCTCGAAGAATGGCTCGGCCGCATGCTCGCCGGGCTCGACCCGGCGGCCCGGCGCAAGGCGGCGCGCAAGCTCGGCCAAGGGCTACGCGCGGCAAACCTCAAGCGCATTGCAGCGAACGTAAACCCTGATGGGACGCCATTCGATCCACGCAAGCCGCGCTATGACCGAAACCGACGCCTCCGGGTCAAGGCGGGGGCCAAGATGTTCCGCGGCCTGAGCAAGGCCAAGCAATGGAAAATTGATGCCGACGAAGACGGCGTGGAACTTACTCCCGTTTCACCCCTCGCTGCCCGCATGGGCGCCGTCAGCCAATTCGGCGAGACGATCACGGTCGGCCGGCTCAGGTCGGGAAAGAGGATCCGTGCGCGTTATCCGGAGCGTCGCTTACTCGGCCTCTCAGGCGAGGATGACGATCTGGCCCTGCAAATCGCGCTCGAATTGCTCGACCCCGCCGAGTAGCGGCCCGCTTTACCAAAGCCTCCCCTCCCCGCGCGCGCGAAGCCGCGCCATGCCGGTGCCATGGTATCCAGCACCTCCGCCATCGACCTGTCGCAACTCGCTCCGCCCACGGTGGTCGAGCAGCTGTCCTACGACGCGATCCGCGGCGAGGTGGTGGCCAAGCTGCTCGAGGATCTTCCGACGTTCGACGCGACGGTGAAAAGCGACCCGGCGGTCAAGGTGCTCGAGGTCTACGCCTACCGCGAGATGCTGCTGCGCCAGCAGTTCAACGAACGCGCGCGGCAGGTCATGCTGGCTTATGCCCGTGACAGCAACCTCGACCAGCTTGGCGCGCTGCTGAACGTCGCGCGCCTGTCGGGCGAGCAGGACGACGCATACCGCGCGCGGATCCAGCTGGCGCCCGAAGCCTTCTCAGTCGCTGGGCCAGCAAGCGCCTATCGCTTCTACGCGCTGTCGGCCGCGCCGACGATCGCCGACGCCAGCGTCAGCGCCGCGCGGCCCGACGACATCCGCGCGCTGGTGCTGCAGGTGCTGGCTGACAACGGCGCCGGCGCGCCGCTGGTTGCCGCCATGACCGCCACGCTCGATGTCGCGGCTTGGCCGGGCACCGTGACGATCGCGCTGCTTTCCAGCCAGGGCGACGGCTCGGCCAATGCAGAAGAGATCGAGGCGGTCGAGCTGGCGGTCGCCGAGGACGAGGATGTGCGCCCGCTGACCGATTGGCCACGCGTCGTCTCGGCCGAGATCGTCCCTTACGACATCGACATCGATCTGTGGATCTACACAGGTCCCGACGAGACCGTGGTGCTCGCCGCCGCGCAGGCAGCGGTCGAGGCATACAAAGCCGGTGCCCGGCGCCTCGGCCGCTCGATCACGCGCGCCGGCCTGTTCGGTGCGGCAATGGTCGGCGGCGTGCAGAATGCACGCATCAATGCGCCCGCCGAGGATGTCCAGGTCACACGCCAGCAGGTCGCTGCCTGCTTCGGTACTGCGGTGAGGATCGCCGGCCGTGTCGACTGAAGCCAGCCTTCTCCCGCCCAACGCAACGCCGCTTGAAGACGCGCTGGCCCGTGTCGGCCTGCGGTTCGATGATGTCGAGACACCGATCGCGGCCTTGTGGAATCCGCAGACCTGTCCGATCGGCGCGCTGCCATGGCTCGCCTGGACGCTGTCGATCGACAAGTGGGACACCGACTGGACCGAGGCGCGCAAGCGCGCGGAGACGGCCGGCGCTATCGAGCAGCAGCGGCGCAAAGGCAGCGTCACGGCGGCGCGTGATGCGCTCGCTGCGATCGACAGCCTGCTCACCCTGGTCGAACAGCCCCCACGGATCGCGCCCCACGCCTACCAAGTGCGCCTGCCGGTGGTGGGTGCCGACGGTGTGGTCGGCGGCGCGCGATGCTCGGCGGCGACCACCGCGCAGATCGTCGCGGATGTCACGCGCGCCGCGCCGGTCCGATCGCAGCTCGAGCTCGTCCTCGATCTCGTCGTCGACAGCGCGGCGTCGCTGCTCGGGGCCGCCCAAGCCACGCTGTACCGCCGCATGGTGGTCGGCGGCATCGATACCAGTGGCCTCCCCTGGTCCGACCTCATCACCGACGAAATCGGCGAGCCGCTCGCTGACGACGTCGGCACCTTCATCGACGGGAGTGCTGCCTGATGCCCGGGCTTGTTCTGCAGATCACCGATGCTGGCCGCGCGGCCATGGTCAATCCCGCCGGCGGCACGCGCGCGGTTACGATCGCGGCGGCCGGTTTGACTGGGTCCAGCTTCGTGGCGGCGCCGACGCTCGAAGCGGTGCCCGGAGAATTCAAGCGCATCGCCACCGTATCCGGTCAGGCGGTGGCGCCCGATACCGTGCACCTGACGATGCGCGATGCGAGCCTCGATGCCTATGGGGTGCGCGGGTTCGGTCTGTATCTGGCCGACGGCACCCTGTTTGCCGCCTATGGCCAAGACGAGGTCATTCTCGACAAAGCCGAGCTGACGACATTCTTCCTCGCGTTCGATTGGAAGCTTGCTGCGAGCGATGCCGCGGCGATCACCTTTGGCGATACGAACTTCCTCAATCCGCCAGCGACAGAGACCACGGCCGGGGTCGCCATGCTGGCCACGGTTGCCGAAGCGATGGCTGGCTTGGTTGCGACCAAGGCGATCACGCCTGTGGTCATGGCGCAGGTGCTGGCGGGCTACGTCTCGACCGCGCGCCTCGGCGCTGCAGACGGGGTGGCAACGCTCGGCCCCGATGGCAAGCTGGCGCTGGCGCAGCGCCCGCCCATCGACCTGATCGACGTCTGGGCGGTCGCCAACCAGGCGGAGATGCTGGCACAGGCCCAGGCGACCGTCGGCGACTTCGCAGTGCGCGCCGACAATGGCCTGGTCTACGTGTTGCAGGCCCTGCCGGCCAACGTGCTGGGCAACTGGCTGGAGATCTCGACGCCGGCGCCGGTGTCCTCGGTCAACGGCAAGGTGGGCTCGGTGGTGCTTGGACCCGGCGATATCGGTGCGGTGCCCGCGGGGCGCCGCGTCGATACCGCAGGCGGCCTGCTCGGCGGCGGCGGTGATCTGAGCGCGAACCTGACGCTGACGCTGCAACCGGCGAGCCCCGCCGAAGCAGCAGCGGGCGTTGCGGGCGACCGGGTGCTGACGCCGGCAAGCCTGGCAACGATCCTCGCCGCATTGGCGGGCAAGGCCGAGGGCGGTGCAACGGTAACAGCTGCAGGCATTCTGGCCGGCGGCGGGCAGCTGGCTGGCTCGCCCACCATCCGTCTCGATGCCGCGAGCGTGCAGGAGATCGTTGACGGCACCGTAGGCAACAAGGCGGTGACCCCGGCAGGGCTTGGCGCGCTGCCCAAGAGCCTCTCGCCGAACGGCTTCATCACGCTGCCCGGCGGCCTCAAGCTGATGTGGGTCCAGCTGCGCCAGACCTTCCTGGCCGAACAGGCGATCAACATTCTCTACCCGGACAGCTTTACCACTTTCGTCGTGCCACTCTCGGTGACGGGATGGAACGCCCAGTATTCGACGGTGCGCGACCTGTGGGTCCAGCTGGTCGGCGACCCTGGCCTGTCGAACTGCCTCGTGCAGACCCAGTCCAACAGCACGACCAACCAGCGCATCGACGGCGTCAACGTCTTCCTCCTCGGGAAATGACCATGGGCAAGATCTTCTACAGCGCGGCCGCCGGCGGGTTCTTCCACGAGGCCAACCACCCTGACCTGCCAGCTGACGCGGTGCGCGTCTCGTCGCTGCGTCACCGGCAGCTGATCGAAGGACAGGCTACCGGCCGCGCGATCGTCACCGGCGAGAAAGGCCAGCCCTTGCTTGCACCAGCCAAGGCGCCGAACGCCGAACAGCTGCGCAAGCGAGCCGTTGCGGACCTGCAGGCTGAAGCCTCGCGCCGGATCTACGCCGTGGCCAGCATCGAGCAGCAGTCGAATGATAACGCCGCCATCGCGCTGGCCGCGCTCGCAGCCGCCCAGGGGACCACGGCGCCCGAAGGGCTGGCCAATGCCCTGGTTCGCCGCGCGGCGATCGATGCCTTGCGGACAGCCTGCAACCACGCCTCCGACCTCATCGCCCGCATGCCGGCGGCCAACTTGACCCACTTCGATGCCACGGCCGAGCGCCTGTGGGTGGAGGGCTGACATGGCCAAAATCTCCCAGCTTCCCGCCGTCCCTAATCCCGATGGGACAGAGCAGGTCATCGTCCTCAAGGACGGTATCGCCAAACGCGCGATCATCTCCGCGCTGCTGGGGAGCACTGCGGCGCTGATCAAGGATCAGATCGCCGCGCTGGTCACTTCGCTCAAGGTTGCGATTGGTAGCGACCTGTCGGAAGTCGGTCAGATGAGCGTCGGTACCGTGTTTGCCGGCGGCTCGCTGGCAAATAATTCCCGCGTCTATTGGTCGTTGCCCGCGCCTTACGGCGGCGCGCTGTCAGCGGTGACCGCACGCATCAACGGTGGCGGCACGGGCGTGCTCGTCGCGGAAGTGCCGATCGGCGACGGGGGCTACAAGGTCGCCTACCTCAAGCCGGTGACGGCCAGTGACGGCACAAACACCTGGGCGATCACCGATAGCCCGACGATGCCTGCAGGGTTTCGCGTGGGCTACAAGCGGCTCACTGGCGGCAGCGTCTTCTACCAAGCCGGCGGGGCTGCGCCCTATGTCCCCGCCAGCGCGATCAATGCCGTCGGTGACGTGCTGCCCGATCCGGTCACCGATGCTGTCAGCATCGCCCTGGCATTCACCGTCACGTATGCGCCGGCACCGATCACTGCGCGCATTGCAGGCACCGAGACAGCACTCGATCAGGTTCGCACCTCGATCGACGCCGTTCTTGCTGCGGCCTACCCAAACTTATCGACGGTCGGGAACGCCTCTGCCGCGAGCGCGCCAGCCAATGCAACCCGGATCTGGAGCACCGCGCAGACCGGCTTTTTCGGCAAGCTCGAGACGATCCGCGCGCGCACGACGTCAGGCGGGACCGCGCGTCTCAGCGTCCACCAGGTCGTGGGTGGCAATGTCGTGAGCCTGCTGCGCTGGGACGTCGTGCTGACCGGCGGCGATACCATAGACGAGTTTGGCGACGAGCAGCTCGGCACGCACTTTCTGCCGCCCGGCTGCGTCATCATGTTCGAGCGGGGCACCTGCGGTGCCCTGCGCTACGACGGCGGTGGGTCTGCGCTATACCTGCTGGCCGGCGCAGATACCGCGCCCGGTGCGACCAACGCCTACACCGCGCAGGCTGTCACCGTCTCCCTCAGCGCCACGATCCGTTATGCCTCGGTTGCTGCCGCTGCGCGCCCTGCGGACCAGCAACTGACCATGGAGACCCAGCGTTTTGCAGGGGCAGCGCCATCCCCTGCCTGGAAGATGTCGGACGGTTGGGCGTGGGCTGACGGCCTCCAGGCGGTCGCCACCGGGTGGGACAAGCGCGCGCTCTATGCTGCCCCCAGCTGCCTTGCCGATCGCGTGGTGCGCGCAGGCCTGCGCCTGTCGTCGCCAGCGGACGTGGTGGGGATCGTTTTCGATCCAGCACAGGTCGAAGCATTCGGCGCAGGCGCAGTGCTTAACGGCGGCACCGGAAAGCTCGAGCTGCACGCTGTCGACGCGCTGGGCGTCGCGACGCTGGCCGGCACGACGGATTTGCCAGCGCAGTTTCTGGCTGCGGGCGCAACCTATACGCTCGAGGCACGGCGCCATCGTTTGACTTGGTCGATCTCTGTCACCAACCGCGCGACCGGGGCCAGTTGCAGTTATGCGCGCACCTTCCGCCAGACCTCGGCCGCCGCCGATCGCGCACGCATGTGCGGGGCGCCTGGTGTCGTCTGCCTAGCCGGCACGCCAACGGTGATCGACTGGGATTACTCGGCGCCGGTCAAGGGCCAGCCCCACACCCTGATTGCCGCAGACAGCAACGGCGAGGGCTCGGCGCTCGGCGTCAATACCACCACCGGCCGCTTCGCCTGGCCGTATCTGTTCGATGACGCACGTGGCCACGGCGACGTCGTCATCGGTGCGCGTGGCGGTGACGAGACCATCAATTTCTTGGCGCGAATGCCTTCGGATCTGTCCGCCTGGCGTCCGCGTCATGTGATCATTGCGCTGGGCACCAATGACGGCAGCCAGACCATCTGGCGATCGAACATGAAGACGATCATCGCAGCGACAGAGGCGATCGGGGCACAGCCCTGGCTGACGCTTCTGCCGCCGCACGATGGTGCACAGGATCGCAACACCCTGTTCAATGCCGATCTGCTGGGGGGCTATTTCGGCCGTTACCGTCTGATCGATTTCGCCGCAGCGCTGTCGGTCGGCGGTGACAGGGTGACGCTCAATCCCGACCTCTATGTTGGTGACGGGCTCCACGCCAACATCGCCGGGCAGCTGGCCATGTTCGCGCAGCTGCGCCGTGATGCCCCCGAACTGTTTGATGGCGCACGCGCCGATGCGGTTCCCGGGCCGCTGGTGCCGGGCGTGTGGAGGCCGGTGACCGGCATCAACCGGCTGCGCCTCAACGGCACCGGCACCGTCACGATCGAGGCACGCGATGCCGCGGGCAACCCTGCCGCGCCGCCGTGGTCGCGCACCATCACCA